GAATGGCAACCTACTGTTAATAGGTACAACCTTATCTGTAAACATCTTCTTAGCATCCGCACCCGTCTTAGATAGTATTCCAACCCTAGAGTCTTTTGCTAGTGTACCTGTATTCACACACTCTGACGAGCTCATAAATGAAAACCCTGAACGTCTTATCTTTAGATAGTCCATACCAAAGCTTCGCTTATCTGCCTTACACGCCTCCCAATATATATACAGAATCCTGTTAGCCTCTCGGTAGTCAGGGTATCCAACATCAATACTTGTCCACTGAAGATACATATAGTGAGCACCTGTAACATATGTAGGACTTCCGTTATTCATAAACCAATATCCTAGCTCACGCTTATCAAACTCACCCTCTATGTAATCTACCCAAAGGTTCTTAAAGTCTGTAGGCTTTTCATTCCATTGGAATATAGATGTAATTCTCTCTAATGGTTTAGGTATAGCATTTCTCTGCCAATACTGCTCAGATGAGGTCTTGCTTCTTTTATGAACATCCTTAGGTGATGCGGGTAGTGCCACCACTAGCCCTTTGATATTTATAATATCTCCAATCATACCTGTCTTAGAGATGATTACCATATCATACTTAGGGTCATAGCCATATAACCAACTCTTATTTCTATTCTTGTTGGTTATAACATTAGAGGGTACATACCCATCTAACACCTTACATAAACTATCTTGACCTTCTTTCTGCAAATCCTTGTTTTGTGTCTACCTTAGATGGACCCTTGTCGGCTATATCTATATCAGCACGCTCGCTCTCAATCTTTGTAAGTATCTCGAACGCATCGAATATAGCCAATTTTTTTGTAGCTGCTGCATTCTTTAACCTGTCTGCAGCTAGCTCATCTTCAGGGTCTATCTTTATTATATCTTCCTTAGCTACTTTTATAAGCTGTTCAACAGCCTTCATAGCGGCATCTATAATCCTAAGCTTTATATCCTTGTTGTCCATTATATCTTTATTGTTATCTGATGGTCATACATCCTATATAGCTTCTCACCGTCTACCTCAAACTCATACTCGCTATCAGGCTTGAAACATACCATATCTCCACTAGATATTCCTTTAGACCTAAGGTATTCGTTGGGATATTTCATAGTACCTACCAAGGGCTCTTCACTAAAGGGTTTAAATATATATGACTCTGATTTAGGCACGGGCTTTACAAAGCAGTATCTGTCATATGAGTACCACTCACCGTCTTGCTTATACATAAAGAACTGTTCCTCATCTATAAAGAATAGGTCATCCTTAAAGAAGCTCTTGCCGCTTTGCTGTCTACCCTTCATATCGTTATAGAACTTGAATACGTTATGATGAACTAGGAGCGTGTCTCCATTCCTTATCGGGCCTTCATATCCTAGAGGTGTCTCTACAACCTCAGCATATCTGTTGGATGCCTGATGGTCCTCCTCTGATGTGCTAGTAATAAAATCAATACCGCCAATAGACTTGACGTTATCATATCTCCTTCCGTTGTATGGTCTAGTTATAAAATAAAATGGTGACTTCATAGTGGGCTATGAGCCGCAACCAATGCAATCTATATGCGTATCTGTTGGTTTGACTCCTGTTAATTTCATTTGAATGTTATGAACCGCATCTGCGATTTCTAATTTATTTGTAAAGTCTGTTGCTGTCTCCTTCTTTTCTAGGAGTAGAGCTAGCTCCTGCTGAAGCTCTAATCTTTTTTGTTCGCTCAATACTAAAAGTTTATGTTATACTCAATAGATACAGGCATTGTATTTGTAAAGCTCTTCCACAAAACTACCTCATCATCCTTCTCAATCCAAATCTTTATACTACCATCCTTCTTGTCGTGACGTATAAGGTGTATAACATACTGATTATTTAGCACGTTCTGTCCTACAAGATAGTGCATTGCTCCACTTTTGTAGTCAGGACCTATAGCTATCTTTCTGATATCCATTACACTACTATTCTCAACTCTCCTGTTGCTGTCTTATACATATTGTTAATAGCAAGACCCCCTGCTATTGCAGCAGCGTTGTCTGCAAAAGTAGACAGTCCTGTATGTTTTATACTTGATGAAGTCTCAATGGTAGACAAAGTCCTAAAGGGTGATTTCAAAAGCATTGCTCCTGTTGCTTCAAGTGTAAAATCTCCTGTAAGAGTAATGTTTTGTGTTGCGGTATTACCTGCATCAAGCACATTCTGCAAAGTAATATTATCTTGAAACAACGCAAGAAGGTCACTAATTAAAAAGTTCTTAGTAACGTTAACAGGAGTACCTGATACTTCAGTTCCGATAAATTTATCAGATAGTGTTACAGGGCTTGCGTTTGTGTATGTACTTATTCTTGCCATCTTTATTTTTTGTTTTCAGTAACCTCTCCTGTCTGAACATTTATAACGGAGTCGGCTCCATATTTATCTATAAGCTTCTGCTCGTGCTTACCGAAGTCAACCTTCAAGATATCTATTGTCTTTAGAAGTTGGTGCTTGTTAAGTTCTAACTCTGCTAAGGCAATTTTTGCCTTCTGAAACTCTCCCTGCATCTCACGGATAGTCTCTAATTCTTTTTCATTAAGTTTCATTGTATTATATTTTATTTCCTACAAAGATAGGAATTATTTCTTTCTTGTCTTCTCAATGGTTCTACCACCAAAATATGCGGCTATAACCGTAAGTAATAATATCTCTAATAGGCTTACCCAATTATCTTCCACCTTAAAGTCAAGCTCTCCTGCATCAATAAATATTAACAACATCGTGTTGAAAATTAAGAACATCAATACCAATGGGCGAACATTCTTTGACAGCCAAGAGTCAGAACCCATATCTGACTTCCACCTCTCGGTGACGTTCTTCTGCATATCAGCCTCAGCATTAATGAGTATCTCTGCCATTTCCTTTTCGAACTGAGCCTTCTCATCTTTGGTTCTAATGAACTTGTCTACAACCCCTCCGACCTGCTCAACAACTCCTGAACCCTTTCCAAATAGTCTTCCTAATATTTCTTTCATTTGTTTTCGATTTTATTTATCATTTTAATGTGAGCCTTTGCTATGCGGTCTCTACCTTCCTCGCTAAGAAGTATCGTCTTGCACTCTTTCTCGTTTGTCATAAAGAAGTTCTCAGACAGTATAGCAGGCATAGCAGTGTGTATAAGGACATAGAAATTTGATTCCTTATCTACATCACCATCACTTGTATCCTTACGCATCTTGTAGTTAGGAAACTCTTTCTCGGTCTCATTATAAAGCACTGTTGCTATATGGTCTGACTGTGTCTCTCCCTGAGATGTATACACCTCCCAACCATTTGCTGATTCATCGCTGAATCCATTAGCGTGTATACTTACATATATACAGGGTTTATCTGACTCACGATATACTTCATTAGCCATCTTGACTCTTGTAGATAGAGACACATCCTCATTGGTGTCTACTAAGTTTATGTACTCGATGTTATTATTATCGCAGTATGCGGCAATCCTATCTACAATAGCACGATTGAACTCGCCCTCAAAGAGCTGAGTGCCATCTGACCAAATAGGGCTACGCTTTCCGGATGTCTGATAAACACCATCAATAATTCCACCATGACCATTATCAAGAATCCAAATGTACTTTGAATCACTCTTGATTTCTTGGTGACAGCATCTACATACCTTTGCCATAATCTATTGGAGTTCATAGAGACGGTCATCCATTATTTGAAGTTGTCCCTTTATTTCTGTGATTTCCTCCTTAATGAACTGTAGTTCATTTGAGGTTTTTATTACCGCCTCCTTAACCTCTTGGTCTTGAACAGGTAACTGTTTAGCTTCCTCAATCTGAGACTGAAGAGAGAAGTACATACTTACAAAAGTTGTCACTAGACCCACAATAAAAATAAAATTCTTTGGGGTTAACTTAATCTTTGTACTCTCACTTATTGTCTCCACCGCTAATTATTTCATAATTTATTTTAATATCTACCGATACTGTGTAATAGAATTCTACCACAATGCTACAATGTTTGTAGCTGTTGTACCTGTAGAAAATACTTTTAACACTTGAACAGGTATAAAGCTACCTGCAAGGATACCTGTGAATACAACATCGTCTCCACCTGCAGTGGTAACCTTTACGTCACCTGCTACACCAACGTATAGTACGCAGCCATTATTGCCTGCTCCATCTGCTGAAGATATACTAGGTATGTTTGCAGTATCACTAGGTACTACTGCCGCTGCTCTTCGAGCTTGTAATTTTTGATAAGCCATATTTATTCTGTTTTAGATTCTTTTAATTCGTTAAGCTCTGCGTATAGCTCTAGCAATTCATCTTCTTTATTTGCAATTAGTTCTTCTTGCGTTGGTTCATCAACATCAATATATTCTACTTTTACAAATCCGCTATCGTCATATATTTCTTTTCTTATCTGTGCCATATTTTTTTATTTATTCATCATTACAAGTGAAGGATAAGAAGACATATTAAAAGTATTTACACCTGCAGGGTTTGGTGCGCCACTTGAATAAGCAGAATTACTTTGTCTAAGTGTAATAACAATAGAACTGCCTGTAAAGTATAATCCTATAGGTATTACAGAGTCTTTGTGTATTGCTGTTAGCCTTGGTGTAGCTTCAGTTTGAACAGCTA